GGCAACGTCTGGAGCCCCAGGAACATGGCTCGGGTGCTGACTGGGGTGCAGGAGCTCGTCTCTGAGAACCAGGTGCTGCGCCAGGAGCACGCCAGTCGGGACAGCAAGGAAACCGTCACCGTCAAGGCTCTGCATGAGGCCCTGGCTCACCTCGGAGAGGGTGTGCAACTGTGACTGACATCATCGCGCTCGAACCTGTCACCGACGAAGACATCCTTGTGGTCTACGGCTTCCACCAGGCCCGCCTGTACCCCGAGTTCAACCGGGACAACGTCTACACCCTGAACGGGGTCGCCGCCTTCGGTCGCCTGAACGGACGCCAGCCCAAGCGGGTGTTCCACACCGGCCTCGGCTTGAGTCGGGAGGCTGACCGACTGAGGCGCCAGCTCTCCGATCTGGAGGGCAAGTACGGCACCAAGATCCACCACGTCAACGAGCTCTACATGTACGACCAGCCCGAGGAGGCCCCCGCTCATGTCTGACACCACCTTCCGCTCCGACGTGAGCGTGACGCTCATGAAGGCCAGCGCCATGGACTACGACGTGACGATGGCGGCCCGAGTCAGCACCATCGGCTCGGCCTCGGCCGCCAAGCAGGACAGCGGGCCCGGCCTGATCAACTTCCTGATGCGGGACCGGCATGGCAGTCCCTTCGAGCACGCCAATTTCACTTTCATGATCGAGGCCCCGATCTTCGTGGCCCGCGAGCACTTCCGCCACCGCGCTGGCTGGTCGTACAACGAGGAGAGTGGCCGCTACACCGAGCTGAAGCCTGTCTTCTACCTCCCCGGCGAGGACCGGCACCTGGTGCAGGTCGGCAAGCCCGGCGCCTACACCTTCGAGCCCGGCACCGACGAGCAGCACGCCCGGATGACTACCAACATGCTGACCGCCTACGAGGACGCCTTCGGCGCCTACGAGGAGATGCTTCAGGCGGGCATCGCCAAGGAGGTGGCTCGCATGGTTCTGCCGGTGGGCATCTTCACCTCCTACTTCGCCACCTGCAACGCGCGCAGCCTGATGCACTTCCTCTCCCTGCGCACCATCTCCGCGGGCAGCACGTTCCCCTCGTTCCCCCAGCGGGAGATCGAGATGGTCGCCGAGCAGATGGAGGAGGTCTTCAAGGTGCACATGCCCATCACGCACGAGGCGTTCGTGCGGAACGGGAGAGTCGCGCCGTGACCTCTGAAGACTGGCTCGACCACTGGATGAGTAAGGCCCCGATGCTCGACGAGGAGACCGTCGACAGCATCCTTGAACTGATGGACTTGAAGTAAGACGAAGGCCCCTGCCCTGATCGGGTAGGGGCCTTTCTGCGTTTACGCGAAGACGGGCTCAACCCGCATGGGATCGAAGGCTCCGCCTCGCTTGCCGTCGCGTGCCGGGTGGATGATCACGGCCTTCAGCACGGCACGGACGATGATCCGCTGACGCTCCACTGACAGACCCTCCCACCCGGACTTCAGGAGCTCGGGCGTGATGACCCGGATGGGCGGAGTGGCCGTGTGGACGGCTCGATCAGCCTTCAGCTCCATCTTCTGAGCCTCCAGCTCGTCCAGCGTGACCACGTACGAGGCTGCGCGGATCTTCTTGGCAGCCCAGAGCTCCTTCAGCTCGGCGATCTGCTCGTCGACGTCCTTCAGCTCGGCCTCTCGCGCCCAAACTCCAGGCTCGGGTACCAGGAGCCGTTCCTTGCTCGCTCGGACCGCCTGAGACCAGACCAGCTTCTTGATGAGGTCGTCCACGCGGGGTCCGGAGGCACCCATCTTGCCGCAGGCGTCCGGGTGGGCCTTGTTGCAGTTGTAGGCGAAGGTCTGCGACTTCTTCCCTCGAATCCAGACAGTCTTGCCGACCATCGGGTAGCCGCAACGGCCACAGCGCACGATGCGAGAGAGCAGGTACTTCACCGAGCTCTTCTCTTGCGGTCCAGCGGGGGATCGTCCTGCCTTGAGGGCGACGAGCTGCTCGTACTTGTCGAAGTCCGGCTCACCCTCGGGCGTGGTGAAGATCGGCTCCCAGTCACCCATGACGTAGCCGCCATTGGCGGTGGACTGAGGCTCGCCGAGGTAGATGCGGATGCCGAAGCTGCGGGCCCGGTAGATCAGGGTCTTCGTGCCAGCCCAGGTGAAGGGCTTCCCCGTGTTCGGGTTCACCACCCCCTGGTCGGCCAGGTACTCCATGCAGGTGGCGATCTTGTCTCCGGCGAGATGGCCGTTGACGATCTTCGCGATGTGCTTGGCGGCCTCGTGGTCCAGCTTGTCGCGGTCGTCCTTGCGCCAGCCGTAGGGGTGGGTACCTCCGTGGTACTCGCCCTTCTGCGCCTTGCGCTGGACCTCTCGCTTGATGCGGCGCGAGGCGTCCTCGGAAGACTTGTTCGCGATGGAGACGAAGAGCCGGGCAGAGAAGCGACCGTCACCAGTCGTGAGGTCGTAGTTCTGGCCGGACCCAGTCTTGAAGACCAGGTTCAGGCCGCACGTCTCGTAGTGGTCGATGACCTTTTCGAGGTCGCGGGGCTGTCGGAAGATGCGGTCGATGTCGTAGCCGACGATGCCGGCCAGCTTGCCCGCCGTCAGGTCCTTGACCATCTGCTCGAAGTCGGGGCGGCGAACGTTGCGCTTGAAGGCGGAGAGGCTGTTGTCCTCGTAGATCTTGACCGGCCGACCGAAAGGCTCGGCGATGTGGGCGACGTCGTCGCGCTGCTTGAGGACTCCCTTCCGCTCCATCTCGACGCCCTCTTCGGCGGTGATCAGGCCCGCATCGACAGCCCGTCGGATCTCCAGGAGATCGGCTTCTGAGATCCGGCAGTACCCCCCGATGGGGAGGTCCGGTGCCGGGTCCTTCCGTGTCATCATGTATCCACCCCTCGCTCAACAGCCTGGGATACAGTGTAGCCATCAAGTACGGAACTTCGTCAAACACCGCGTGGGCGGAGTTTGAATCAACTCCGTACATACGAAAGGCCGGTGACCTGCAACGATGACCGACGACGAGTGGCTGACCCACTGGACGAAGCTCGCCCCCCGACTCGACGACGAAGCCCTGGAGCGCATCGTCCGGACGCTCGACGAACAGGAGGAGGATGAGGCGAGCAGTCTGGCCGCGTGACCCTGGGTACGAGGAAGGCCCTCGCTTCTATTCGAAGAGCGAGGGCCTTTGCTTTGCGGCCTCCGCGGCCGTCGCATGGTGACTGCCGGGAAGGGCGAGTGCCTGGGGTAGAAGTGGTCAGCGCAGGCGGTCGCACGCCTGTCGACAGTCGGCTCACCGCACGGGTAGCCGTACACCCACTGCCCCTCGCCAGCCTCCCCGAACTCCATGAACTTCTTGATCAAGTACCTGCACGTAGAGATCCTGCTGCTCCTTCACTGTGACGCGCGTTACAGGATGGTTCAACCGCGAAGCATCCCGAACCATTCCCCATACATGCAAAAAGGGAAGGCCCCCGACTCGCGGGGGTTCGAGTCGAGGGCCAGTCTCATGAGTGCGGCCAGTCCGAGCGCCGCACACTCCTGCTGGGATGACACAGGCAGGAGCACCGCTTCTGTTCGTAACGAGTCCCGCCTGCGTACAGGTCCACGTTCCCGCCGCAGAACGAGTGCACATCGAACCTGCACTCGGGACTCCAGCTCTCCTTGTTCGAGTTCGGGTACCACTCCAGCGGCGTCGTCACTGGGGCTTCAGCCCCCTCGCAGTCATGCACCCCTCGCACGCCCGCTTGACGAAGGGCGGACCTGACTGCCGATCGATGACGACTACGACCGTCAGCCTCCTCGCCGGATTCCAGCAGTAGTTGCAACGTCGCTCCATGCGATCAGCGTAGCGCGCCATGGCGGACCGTAGCGACCCGTAGCGCGCAATTCACCGGTCGCGCCGCATGGCGCACTCTCGTACGGTCAGGCGCATGGCAGAGATCGAACTCGACCGGCGCCGGTCGGTGTGGAAGCAGGTCGCGGAGATCATCCGTAAGCGGGTGGACGGCGGCACGTACGAGGCCGGCGAGGCCATCCCCTCCACCGTCCAGCTCGCCACCGAGTTCGACGTCTCCACCAGCACCATGCGCAAGGCGCTCGTCGCGCTGATCGAGGACG